ACACAAGAGGATTCGACCAATGGCGATCGTCCTAGTAGCAACCCCAAACGCAGCCGACGCAAATACGTACCTGACGCTGAGTGACGCGCAAGACATCATTGATGGCTTGGTCGAAAGCGATGATGTCGTAGCGTGGGGCGCTGCTACGACGGATCAAAAGAATCGTGCGCTTTACACCGCAACGCAACGACTGGATCGTGAGCGGTATCTAGGTGCAAGGGCTACCGACACCCAAGCCTTACAGTGGCCGCGCACTGGTGTACGGAAACCTGATACCTACATCAACACTTATGCGGTTGGGTTTCCTTTCAGGATCACCACTGACTACTTCACGGATACCGAGATCCCGCAACAGATCAAGGAAGCTCAAGCAACGCTGGCGGTTTATCTGAACAACAACAAGGATGGCATCGGGTTGTCGGGCTTGGAAGACTACAAAAACGTCAAGATCGGCAGCATCGACGTGACGCCAAACCAATACGGCGCCACTGGCGCTGATCGCATCCCGCCAATGGTCGAGCGTTACCTGACTGGGCTTAGAATAAGTGGACCAGGCAACATCGCTGTCAAACGGAGCTAATCATGCCAGTAAGTTACAACTCTGAAGACATCACGGCGATCCGCAGGCCGGATGGCACCTATGTCGAAGCGGTGGAGCCACTTGGCGTTCCGGGTGTTGCGAGGCAAATCACAGTTGACGGCACAAGCACAAACACTGCATTAACCGCAACCTGTCGCAGGCTTTCGATGCGAGCGGTTGGTGCTGACATGCGTTATGCAGTTGGTAGCTCAAGCCAAACAGCAACGGCATCGAGTCATTTTATTGCCAAGGGAGAGCGCCTTGATGTTGCATTGCCCGTAACGCCCAATATCGCAGTCATCCGCAACGCAAGTACTGATGGCGTGCTTGAGGTAACGGAGCTGCTGTAATGAGGCTCTCCGCTACTCGATTAGGCTCTATCAGTTCTGTCACCGGCGTAGCCAGGCTAGGCACTGACATATTTCTGCTAACGCAATCAGGTGATAACCTGATTACGCAATCAGGTGACCTTATCGTTGGATCTGTCGCTGTCGCCTTTCTGCTAACGCAATCAGGCGATAACCTGATCACCCAATCGGGCGATCTTATGCTGGCCATTGGCGACGCATGATCCCGCGCTATGATTGAGTCATAAGTAGTCCATCAACAACCATGGCCAACATCAAGATCACCGATCTGACGGCCTATAACAATCCGACTAGCACCGATGTGCTGCCGATTGTTGACGTTGGCGCGGATGTCACCAAGAAGGTTAGCGTGGGTGAGGTCGTCGGCAAGATCACAGGTGACGTGGACGTTGCCACCGATGGCACATCCTCGATCGCATCGGGCGTGATCGTTGATGCAGATGTCAATGCCTCAGCCGCAATCGCTGGCACAAAGATCGATCCAGATTTTGGCAGCCAGACGGTTGAAACGACCGGAGATGTGATTGTTGGAAAATTAGGTGCTGGCGGCGCAAATTTTGGTTCCGCTGGTCAGGTTCTTGTTTCTAACGGTTCCAGCGCAGCACCTTCTTGGGAGCAGATCACTCCAACGGCAGTGTTCGGCTGGGATCATGATGATGACACCTACGGTCTTTACCTCCCTGGTACCAGTGTCAAGGTTGGTGATCTGACCGGCACTGTTGACATTGATGTTCAATCACGGATTCGTCGTTGCGTTATCAATAATTCCGGCGTTGTTCAGTATTATCTTGATGCTGATGATAGCGATCTAAAATCTGGTGACTGGCTTCGTATTGTAGAAACCGAAGCACTTGATACCGCTTACACCGGCACAATTAGCGAGAGTACAAACTCACTGCTACGTGTTGGTGTTCCAGCATGGGCCGCTGGCACCTTTACCCTCGGCCAACGTGTTACCCATAATGGCTCTTTGTGGGAGTGCATTGCGGCGACAACTACGGCTACGCCTGGTGCTGGCACAGTAGCAAGTGATTTGACTGGTACTGACGGTCAAGTTGTTGTTGAAATCCCAGCATTCAGCGTGCGTTATGGCTTCTTGAATGGCGTACACACTCGTGAAGTCAAGCTTGGTTGCAGCAATGCCTTGATTGCACAAGGTTTCCAGCCTCATCCGGCATTTATTAAAACAGACGGTAGTTACAAAGATGCTTTTTACATTGGTGCGTACCACACATACGATGACGCTGGGACTGGTTCTAGCGTTAGCGGTCAGATAAATACCCGCTTACAAACTCGTGCTGTGTTCCGCACCGAAGCAGAAGCCCGTGGTACTGGCTGGCATGTGTTGTCTTACTTAGAACTAGCAGCAATCCAAACATTGCTGGTTTGCGAGTACCAGGATTACAACTCCCAACGAGCCATTGGTAATGGATCTGACACTGGTACGACATATGGTGTAACGACTGGCCAAAGCGATGGCGATGGCAACCACAGCGTTAACAGCACGGGTAACGCATCAGTAGCCGATGATTACATGGCATATCGCGGCATTGAGAATCTATATGGTCGCGCTTGGCAGTTTGTTGATGGCATCAATGTTTACGAACGGGTGGTGTATCTGACCAATGATCAAACTGCATTTGATGATGATACATCTGATGGTTATGAGTTTTATGCCCAAGTGCCCTCTGGCTCGTCCTCTTATCAAAAAGAACTGCAACCACTTGCTGATGTGTTCCTGCCTTCGGTCGTAACAGGAGGTAGCAGCACGACGTATCTGGGTGATGCCTTCTGGACTTCCACCGGTTGGCGTGTGGCCGTTGTGGGGGGCCGTTCCCTTAATGGTGCGCAGGATGGGGCCTTCTTCTTGTATCTGAGCTTTGATTCGGGCCTTTCCAACCCGGCCCTCGGGTCTCGCCTCGCGTACGCCGCAAATTAAGCCAAGCTATAATTATAGCGTGATGCCCAATTACATCACCTCGGGCTTGACTCTGTTTTCCCGGTTGGCGTGTGGCCTTTGTGGGGGGCAATTCCTTTAGTGGTGCGCAGGATGGAGCCTTCTGCTTGCTTCTGCACAATGCTTCGGGCAGTTCCAGCACGAGCATCGGGTCTCGCCATTGCCCTCAGGTTTTCAAAAACCATACAGAGCAAGCCACACCTCTTGGTGAAACAACTGCAACGCATAAAGCATTAGTAGGAACACCGAACATGCTGCGACGCTGAGGGTTTAAAAATGAAGCGTTACGGAAATTTATACGCCCAAATTTATGACATTGAAAACCTCCGTGTAGCATACGAAAACGCTCGCAGAGGCAAAACCAAAACAAAACCAGTCATTCAGGTTGATAAAAACCCAAACTGCTACCTTCTCAAGATTCAGCAAATTTTAGAAGACGAGTGTTTTGTCAATGGTGAATACAATACGTTCGAGCTAATTGAACGCGGAAAGCATCGCATCATTCATGCTTTGCCGTTTTTTCCGGACAGAATTATTCATCATGCAATTGTGCAGATACTGGGTCCTATATGGATAAAAAGTTTCATCCGCGATAGTTATTCATCCATACCAGGGCGCGGTGTACATGATGGCGTTAGACGAATTAAAAAAATTATGCCAAACTGCAAGGGATGGTATGCATTGAAATGCGATATTAAAAAGTTTTACCCATCAATCGATCACGACACTCTCAAGGCAATTATTCAAGCAAAGATAAAAGATCCAAGTGTTCTCAAGATCCTGCATACAATCATCGATTCAGAAGCAGGTGTACCAATTGGTAACTACCTTAGTCAGTATTTTGGCAATGTAGTTTTAAGTCCATTTGACCATTGGATCAAGGAAGACAAGGGTGTCAAATACTATTTTAGGTATTGCGATGATTTTGTACTGCTTCATCCAAGTAAAGAAAAATTGCATGAATTGCGAAAAGAGATTACGGAATACCTTAGAAGTCTTAAATTGACAGTCAAGGAAAACTGGCAAGTGTTTCCGATCGAAGCCCGAGGGGTTGATTTTATGGGGTATCGATTTTGGCCAGATAAAACACTTGTACGCAAAAAGACAATCCAAAGATTTAAAGAAAGATTAAAAACCAAGCGAATGACGTTGAACGGAGCAGTACGCCTGCGCCATGTCATCGGATCTTTTTATGGTTGGCTTAGGTACGCTGACACTGGTAGAATAATCAATGAATACGTATTGCCTGCAAAATCTCGTGTCCGATCCTACATCCGTGAATTACGGCAGCGATTATCCGCTTCCGCGCCTTGTCAAGGGTAACTGGTACGTCCCATACGCCATTACATCTTCAACGGATGAGGATGGCGTCGTCACATACGAAGCAAAGGAGGCTGTCAGCAAGACTTTGTTTGAACATGACCTCCGCGCTGCGATGAGTGATGCCGACGAAACTGACATTATTTCGGCTGTTAATCATGGCCTCAGGCTCCAACGTGCTAAGGAGTACCCGCCGATGGAGAATTATCTGGACGGCATTGCTAAAGGCGACGACGCTCAGGTGCAAGCTTACAAAGATGCGTGTTTGGCAGTAAAGGCTAAATACCCCTTCCTAAGCTGACAAGACCTACTCTCTACTCGCCCTGCCGCAATAACCGCCCCATGGGCACATGGGGCTTTTGCACTACAATGCCAACAGGTTTCTACATATCATGAGCACCTATTCCGCTGGTGCATTGCACTGGGCTTCATGAGCATTCAACCCGGCCAGCACAACATCTCCGTGCAGCGCAGGGCCGACTATGACCTGCAGCTGCAGTTCAAGGACAGCGCCGGTGTAGGCATTGACCTCACCGGCTGGACTGCTTACGCGCAGGTGTGGGATCGCAGCCGCAGCACAAAATATGCAGACTTTGCAATCACATACACCGACCGCCCAGCTGGTCAGATCAGTATTGCCCTAACTGATACTCAAACCGCAACATTCCCGGATGAAGCGTTTTATGACGTACTGCTAGAAGATTCAAGCGGGCTGCGTAACTATTACCTAGAAGGCATCGTCTACGTGTCTGAGGGTTACACAGCGCCATGACCACCGTTAGCGTCAACGAAACCACTAACACCGTTGTCGTCACAACGCCTGGCCCGGCTGGGCCATCGGGCGCTGCTGCAATCATGGCGCGTGGCCAGTGCTCGAAGATGACGGACGGCACGATCGACATTGCCACCCAAAGCGCCTACGTCAGCACCGGCCTGACGGCGACTCTTGATAGCGGCACGGCCTATCAGATGGTGCTCGGCACTACTGACGCCTTCGGGCTCAAGAATGACAGCGGCGCAACGAAGCTGTTCAGGATCTATGGCAGCATCGATGCCACCGATGGCAACAACAGTACCCTGGGCATCAAGCTGGCCAAGAACGGCACCGCGATTGATGAGTCTGAATGTCGCGCCTTTACCGGCAGTGGCGCCCAGGAGGCCAAGCTGGTGACCAGCTGGATGGTTGAGCTAGATGATGGTGATGAGATCTCGCTGATGATCGCTAATCACAGTAACACCACAGACATTATCCTGAAGCGTGGAAGGATTGTTGCTAGTGAGGTATTCGCATGACACTTGCCACACCACTACGTAAGGTTGCCACCAAGCTGATGAGCAAGTTTGGTGGTGATGTCACGTTGCGTACGGTAACGCCTGGTGTCTATAACCCAACGACCGGCACGGCATCAGAGGTTACGTCTGATGTCATTATCAAAGGCGTGTTGGAAGATGTCAACGCCCGTGAGGTTAATGACCTGATCCAGTCTGGTGACCGCAGGCTGACGATCGCAGCCGCTGACGTTAACGCAGCGCCTACCACTGCCGATCGTGTCATCATCAGCAGTGTCACCTATCAAGTGGTCCGTATCGCCACGATCGAGCAGGACAACCAGCCGATCACCTACGAGCTAATCCTGAGGGCATAATGGCACGCAACATCCCGCTATCACAGATCGGGAACTACATCGAAGGGCAGTACGAAAAGCTGCTGCGTGTTGCGGTGCTCGAAACTGACGCAAGAGTGAAAGCTGCCAGCCCGATTGATACTGGCAGGCTGCGCGCCAGCTGGCAGATCGGTGAAAACTCAGCATCGGGTGGCCTCAAACCTGAAGGGCAGTACAACGGCGCCATCACACCACCGGATCGCACAAACTACTCACAAGAAAAGCTTGGCAATGTCTACAGCGTCCATAACAACTTGCCATATGCTGAGCCTGTACTGACCGGCAAAAACCTGCCGCCATCATGGAATGGTCGCTGGCGATCCAAGGGTAACCAGATCCAGCAGAACTACATCCCATACATGGTCGCCAAAGACATCAAGGACTTTATCAACAAAGCCGCTGACAAGATCGCAAGGGAATCATGAGCAGCACTTACAACGACGTCCGTGCCGCGATCGAAGGCCGGATCGCTGCTGAGATGGCATCAGCGCCGTCCTATCCCGTTGCCTATCCCAACGTCCCATTTACGCCACCAAACGACCTGCCATGGTTGCAAGTGTCGCTGACGTTTGGCGATAACAGCTACGCCACGCTTGCTAGCTTCAACAAGCAAAACGGCTTGCTGACAGTTAATACATTCACGCCTGTAGGTGTTGGGGCAGCAGCAAACTACACGATCGCTGAACGCATCAAAGATCTGTTTGATCGTCAAACCGTATCAAGCATCATCTTCGATGCAGCATCAGGACCTAATGTCATCATCCCATCAGAACCAGAAGCGGCTTACTTCCAGACGCAGCTGAGCATAACCTTTGAAGCGTATTTAGACTAGAGCTAGCCATTCCTTTGCTCTAATCCCATGGCCGTCACCGTTCTGTCCGGTACGTCCGGCGCTCTTTACTACAAGCCCGCAGGGACCACCGGCACGTTCGGTGAGTCTGGCGTCAACACTACCGATGATGAAATCACGGTGCAACCTTACCTGAATCTGCAGGTTGGTGATCCTGTGGTGTTCAGCGTTGTCAATTCTCAAACTGGTGGAGCTGGCACTGGCACCTTGCCTGCTGGCATCACCGAAGGCACCACCTACTACGTCATTGCTTACGCTGCCACCACTGGTGTGCTGGAGGTGTCCGCTACCCTTGGCGGCGCAAGCATCACCATCACCGACGACGGCACCGCCAACGCTCCCAACGAGTTCCAAGTTGCATACGCCGACTACGCCGCTGTCGGGCAGGTGCAAAGCTGGAGCTTTGAAATCAGCCGCTCCGAGATCGACGTGACCACCATCGGCCAAGTCGGTACTCAGTACGCTCCGTTTCGTGCTTACATCCCTGGTTTCGCGGATGGCAACGGCACCGCTACCGTCTACGTCACCGACGAAGACGCAGCACTGAGCAACCGCATGGTTGAGGACGTGCTGCAGCGCAATCAAGTCGGTTGTGCCTTCAAGCTCTACACCGACAAGCAAGGCACCGAGGCACTAAGCCGTAGCATCGCCATGGATGCAGTGCTGCTTACCGCTAGCCTTAACATCAACCCTGATGACGCTCAG